ACAACTACGAGCTAATCAAAAAAAGATTTTATAGAGATTTAACCGTGTTAGGTATTGGAGCTGTAAAAACTGGATTTAATACTTCAGAAGGTGTTATTATAGATTATGTTGATCCAGCAGACTTAGTTTACTCGTATACTGAATCTCCATATTTTGACGACGTTTACTACGTTGGTGAAGTTAAGACTATACCTATAAACGAGCTAGCTAAGCAATTTCCACACTTAACACAAGGTGATTTAGAAGAAATAATACAAACAAGGTCTGTATATACTAACGATTACCAACACGGTGGCGGAAGATATAGAGATATAGACAACAACCAAGTTCAAATATTGTATTTTAACTTCAAGAGCTATATGAATGAGGTTTACAAAATGAAAGAAACTGGAACTGGAGCTTTAAAAGCTATTGAGAAAGAAGACACGTTTAATCCACCAGCAGATAAAGAAGGTGGATACGAAAGATTACACAGAGCTATAGAGTGTTTATATGAAGGAGCTATGGTTCTTGGTACTAGTAAATTACTTAAATGGGAAATGGCTAAAAACATGATGCGTCCTAAAAGTGATTTTACAAAAGTTAAAATGAATTATTCTATAGTTGCGCCTAGGATGTACAAAGGTAAAATAGATTCGTTAGTAAAACGTATTACAGGTTTTGCTGATATGATACAGCTTACTCATTTAAAGTTGCAACAAGTAATGTCACGTATGGTACCAGATGGTGTTTATTTAGATGCCGATGGTTTAGCTGAGGTTGATTTAGGTAATGGCACAAACTACAGTCCACAAGAAGCATTAAATATGTTTTTTCAAACAGGATCTGTAATTGGTAGAAGCTTTACTTCAGACGGAGATATGAATCCAGGTAAAGTACCTATTCAAGAAATAACATCTGGTAGTGGTGGCAATAAAATGCAAGCGCTTATAGGTAATTATAATTATTACTTACAGATGATTAGAGATGTAACTGGATTAAACGAAGCTAGAGATGGTTCTACTCCAGACGCTAAGGCTTTAGTTGGCGTACAAAAACTAGCAGCAGCAAACTCTAACACGGCAACTAGACATATATTAAACGCTGGTTTGTTTTTAACAGCAGAAACAGCAGAATGTTTGTCACTTAGAATATCTGACATTATAGAATACTCTCCAACTAAAGACGCTTTTATACAAGCAATAGGTGTTCACAACGTAGCAACGTTAGAAGAAATGTCTGAATTACATTTATATGATTTTGGTATATTTTTAGAATTAGCTCCAGACGAAGAAGAAAAAGCTATGCTTGAAAACAACATACAAATGTCTCTGCAACAACAAAGTATTAATCTTGAAGACGCTATAGACGTTAGGCAAATAAACAATGTTAAATTAGCTAATCAAGTTTTAAAGATACGAAGAAAGAAAAAAGCAGAACAAGACCAAATGGTTGCTCAACAAAATATGCAAATGCAAGCGCAAACTAATATGCAGACACAGCAAGCAGCAGCGCAAATGGAAGTTCAAAAGCAACAAGCGTTATCACAATCAGATGCTCAACTAGAACAATTAAAAGCGCAGCTTGAATTACAAAAAATGCAGCAAGAAGTGCAAGCTAAGCAACAACTTATGGCTTTAGAGTTCCAGTACAACGTGCAATTAAAAGGTATGGAAGTAGAAAGCACTAAGGGAAAAGAAAAACAAAAAGAAGATCGTAAAGATGAAAGAACTAGAATACAAGCTAGTCAACAGTCTGAATTAATAGAACAAAGAAAAGGCAATCAACCAGCTAAAAAGTTTGAGTCATCAGGTAATGATATACTAGGTGGTAGAGGTCCTGCTGATATGTCTATGTTTGGACCGCAGTAAAATTATTAATTATTATTATATTATATTATGGAAGAAAAATTAGAAGAAGTAGTCGAAGAGACTACACAAAAAAACCAACAAGATCCAGGTGATGAAAACGTGGTGAAAGTTGATGAAAGTAAATTTAAATCTGCTGGTGACGACAGTATTGTCAAAGTAGATCTAAGTAAACCACCTACAGAAGAAAAACCTGTAGAAGAAGTAGTTGAAGAAGTAGTAGAAGAAAAACAACCAGAAGCAGAAGTTGAAACTCCAGTAGTTGAAGAGATCACTGAAGAAGTTCAAGAAGAAGTTGAAGAGTTAACAGAACAAGTTGAAGAAGCTGTTGCTGAAGCAGAAGCTACTGGAAAAGAACTTCCTGAGAACATTCAAAAACTAATGCAGTTTATGGAAGAAACTGGTGGTGATTTACAAGATTACGTTAAGTTAAACCAAGATTATTCTGAATTAGATAATCATACTTTGCTTAAAGAATATTACAAACAAACAAAGCCTCATCTAAATAACGAAGAAATAGACTTTATGATGGAAGACTATTTTTCTTACGATGAAGATATAGACGAGGATAGAGATATTAAAAGAAAAAAATTAGCCATGAAGGAGCAAGTTGCTCAGGCAAGGCAACACCTGGACGGTGCAAAGTCCAAATATTATGAAGACATCAAATATGGTTCTAAGCTCACGGGTGAGCAACAGAAAGCAGTTGATTTTTTCAACAGATACAACAAGGAATCAAAAGAGCAGCAAGAAGTAGCAGAAAAACAACACCGTACGTTTTTAAATAAAACTAATCAAGTGTTCAATAAAAATTTCAAAGGTTTTGAATATAACGTTGGAGACAAAAAGTTTAGATTTAACGTTAAAGACTCAGACACGGTTAAAGGCAGCCAAAGCGACATTAATAATTTTGTCAAGAAGTTCTTGAACAAAAATAATGAAATGGAAGATGCTAAAGGTTATCACAAATCAATGTTTACCGCTATGAACGCTGATAAAATTGCTAGTCACTTTTACGAACAAGGTAAAGCTGACGCTTTAAAAAATAGTGTAGCTAAAGCTAAAAACATTAGTATGGACCCTCGTCAACAATATAGTGGTGAAGTTAATGCTGGTGGTGTTAAAGTAAGAGTGCTTGGCGAAAATTCTAATGATTTCAAATTTAAAATTAACAAAAAATAACAATTTAAAAATTAAAAATTATGGCAATTACTGCAGGGGGTAGTTTAAATAGCGTAGCTATCCCACAAAAACAAGCTACAACTGGAAATTACTTAGACTTAGCGTCTACAGCTAACCAAGGTTGGGCACAACAATACCTGCCAGACTTGATGGAAAAAGAAGCTGAGGTTTTTGGACCTCGTACAATTTCTGGTTTTCTTTCTCAAGTTGGTGCAGAAGAGGCTATGACTGCTGATCAAGTAGTTTGGTCTGAGCAAGGTAGATTACATTTATCTTATAACGCTCAAATTAAAGACAACAACGGTGGTATTAACGGCGGTGGTGTTAAGATTGAAATATTAACTGACATTGATGGTGTTGATCCAGGTAATAATCATGGTGTAAGAGTTAACGATACTGTTGTCGTTGCTAGTTCTACTGAGGTACTTAAAGGATTAGTTACTGAGGTTTCTACTGTGTTTATTCAAGTTGAACCTTATGGAGCTGCTACATCTGCATCTACTGATGATGATCTTTGTACAGTGTTAGTTTACGGTTCTGAGTTTAACAAAGGTACTAGCTACGTAGAAGCTGGTGGTTCTACTGTTACAGATAGAAGAGGATCTAACGAGCCTGTTTTCAAGTCTTTTAGCAATAAGCCAATCATAATGAAAGATTACTACGAGGTATCAGGTTCTGACGCTTCTAGAATTGGTTGGGTAGAAGTTACTTCTGAAGCGGGTGCTGCTGGTTACTTATGGTACTTAAAAGCTGAGGCTGACACAAGAGCTAGATTTACTGATTATATTGAAATGGCAATGTTAGAAGGTGAGTTAACTTCTTCTGATGACGCTGCTGATTTTTTAAGTTCTAACGACGCTTACCATGGTACTGAAGGTTTATTTGCGGCTATTACTTCAAGAGGTAACATTACTTCTGGTGTAACTGGTGTTAATGCTGCTACTGATTTAGCTGAATTTGACGCTATCTTAGCTGAGTTTGACAAACAAGGTGCTATTGAAGAAAACATGATGTTCGTAAATAGAGCTACGTCTCTAGCGATGGATGATATGTTAGCTTCTATGAACTCTTACGGAGCAGGTGGTACTTCTTACGGAGTATTTAACAACTCTGAAGATATGGCATTAAACTTAGGTTTCTCTGGATTCAGAAGAGGTTCTTATGACTTCTATAAGTCTGACTTCAGATACTTAAATGATTTAGCTACAAGAGGTGGTATAAACAGTATAGCTGGTGCTAATGCGATTAGAGGGGTTATGATTCCTGCTGGTACTTCTTCAGTTTACGATCAAACTGTTGGCGCTAACATGAGACGTCCTTTCTTACACGTTAGATATAGAGCTTCGCAAACTGATGACAGAAGAATGAAAACTTGGGTTACTGGTTCTGTTGGAGCTGCTACATCTGCTTTAGATGCAATGTCTTTACACATGTTATCTGAAAGATGTTTAATTACTCAAGGTGCTAACAACTTTATGTTAATGAAGTAAGCACTTATTATAAAAAGACCGGGGCTTCGGCCTCGGCCTTTTATTTTATTAATTTTATTATATATTATATTATGGCAAAAAAAACAAAAAATACAGAGGTAGAGGTACCTGTTGTTGAAACACCAGTTGTTGAAACACCAAAACCTAAAAAGGTTGAACCTAAAAAACCTGAGTGGGAAATAAAAGATAGAATGTACTATCTTACTAAAAAATTAAAACCAATATCTTATTCTATAAAATCAACAGGTGTTTATTATTTTGATGAAAAACTAGGTTATGAAAGAGAACTAAAATATTGTCAAAATCAAAAGACTTGTTTTGTGGACGAGATGAAAGGTGATCAAAGATTAGAGCATATTATATTTAGAAACGGCGCTTTATTTGTTCCTAAAAACAAAACCGTATTGCAAAAAATGCTTTCTTTATACCATCCTCATAAAGATAATATTTTTTATGAATGGAAACCAGAAGTTAAAGCTGCAAACGACATAGAAACTTTAGAGTTAGAAGCGGATGCTATAGTTATTGCAAGAGACTTAGACATTGATATGGCAGAAGCTATTATGCGTGTAGAAAAAGGTTCTAGTGTGTCTAAGATGAGTTCTAAGGAACTTAAAAGAGATTTACTAGTGTTTGCTAGGTCTAACCCATCTTTATTCTTAGAGCTAGCTTCTGACGACAACGTGCAGCTTAGAAACTTTGGTATTAAAGCAACTGAACTTGGTATTATCAAGTTGTCCCACGATCAAAGAAACTTCTTATGGGGTTCTAACGATAGAAAAATAATGACAGTACCATTTGACGAGCATCCATACACTGCTTTAGCGCATTGGTTTAAAACCGATGAAGGTATGGAAATATATGCAAATATAGAAAAAAGATTAAACTAATCAAACTGTAGAGCGGTCGCCCTACGGGGCGATCGTAAACTACAATAATTATATGGAATCAAAAGGACTAGGTGATACAATAGAAAAAATAACA